AGAATGGAAGAGCGTCGGTCTTCTTGGCGAAGGAATAGTAGTTTGGACCGGCGATGGCCACGTTGCTGTACCGGTCAACAAAGTCTTCCATCGCTCGGATCGTGGCGTCACATTCGACTTCGAACTTCTCGTTCCGATTCAGCCAATGGAAAGCGTCAAGGTTGTCATCCATGACCCAGTGCCGCTTGGCACCCATCTCTACGGACAGATCCCATGCAAAGTTTCGAGCCGCGCCGGGGCCGACTGACTTCGTCTGCCCGAACCCGTCGCAAGTGTCGTACTCCGACAGATAACGCTCCGGTAAGACGATCAGCTTGCAGTCAACGGTTTTGGAATAGTCCTCAAGCTGGTCCCGCTCGACGATCATCGCATGTTCGATGTTCATGGCCTTCAAGGCTTTGTGCGTCAGCGGGTTCAGCCACCGGCCCTTTGAAACAATGAAGACGGGGTATCGATTAGGCATCTTTCCAAACCTTCTTGTTTTCAATCCTGTGAGGCTTGTGGGGATGCCAGATCGACTTCGTCTTGGGGGAAAGCTTTTGGCCGATGATCTTGGCAAAAGAATCCAAATCCGCTTGCGTTTCAAACCGAACCACAAGTTGAGAAAAGGCCGTTTTCTTTTCCTGAACAAACTCAGGCATGTTGACCCAGTTGAACTCCCACTGATCGGGATCCACAGGGGGCTCATCCGAAAACAGCCTTGGGTTCTCCCCCTTGGCCATCAACCAACAGCCTTCAACTGCGCGACGGCCTTTGCGTACTTTTCGATACGCGCTACGTCGGCATCCGACAGCGGTTGGGGTAGACGCGAGGCATCCATGTTGTCGGCCAGATCCGCAAGTTTGACCACCTTGGCTAAGGGGTTGGCGGCGCACTGTTCAATAAATTCTGAATAGCTTTGACCCGAGATCTTGGTCATCGCGACAACCGCGTCAGTGATAGTGTCACCAAACACTCGACGAAGACCCGCCTCATCAAAATCGCTGTCTTCCAAAACGTCGTGCAGCAAAGCCACAGACCGAAGATCGTCGGTGTTGAAATTCAAAGCCACACGAATCGGGTGCCAAATGTACGGGGCACCCGCTTTGTCCGTTTGACCTCTGTGCGCCGCTACGGCGATAATCAAGGCCCTGTCGGCAAGGTTCATACGGTTTCCAGTTCGTTCAGCTTGACGGCCAGTTCGGCCAGCTTGTCTTCGGGGACGTCGCGGATCAGCGTTGCGCCGTATTCGGAAATAATGGCCTCGACGTTTGCGCGCTTCTTGCGATCAGCGCGGACAATCGACATGCACTTGGCTTGCAGATCATCGCGGCTTACGTTTGAAGCGACGGGTGCGGCTTCGGGCTCAGGATCCGCAACAGGCGCGGGCGTGTCTTCGATCTCGGCCTTAATGTCTTCGGGTACCTTGAGCCCGTCGGCTTCCCATTTGGCTGCGCTATCGGCCAAAGACTTGCGGCCCGCTTCTTTCGACATCTCTTCAAAGCGTTGGAGAATCGCCGTCTGGCGTTCAAGCGAATCGGTCATTGCGACAATCGCGTCGTGTAGCTTTTCAATCGCATTTTCTAACATTTTTGCGTTTTCCTTCTCTATTGCTTATTTGTTGACTTGCGCTTAACACTATCGGCAACGATGACCGGTTGCAATAGGAAATTTTGAATATGCTTGAACAGATAGTCGAATGGTTTGGATCTAAGGCCAACATGGCCCGCGCCTTGGGGGTGGATCGATCCGCTGTGACGCAATGGGTGAAGGACGGGGGCCTACCGGCCGCCCGTGCCGTAGAAGTTGAAAGGTTATCGGGGGGACGGTTCAAGGCCGTGGATCTCGCCCGCACATCAAACTGAGGTTATCAATATGCTATATAAAATCGCCATAGGCTCGGACCTTGGCACCGTTGAGAATCGTGAACTGCGTTGGCCAGCGATTGCGAATCGCCTGTCCCGTCATGAGGTAGCGATGAAGAAAGGCGGCCGGTATTTCGTCGGCGGCGGTTACACTTCGACGCATCGCCATGAGAAGAACCTGATCAGCCGTTCGCTGTTGACGCTCGACATTGACGATACGGATCTGTCGCTGGTCGAACTGGGCTTCTTGCTTGAGATGAAGATCGACGGCGCATTCGTTGCCTATTCGACGTTCTCGCACAGCACCGAACACCCGAAGATCCGGATCGTGGTTCCGTTGTCCCGCGAGGTGTCGCCGGATGAATACCGCGAAGTGGCCCGCACCTTTGCGGCTCCTTTCGGTCTAACCTTCGATCCATGCTCCTATGTTCCGAATCAGCTTATGTACCTTCCGGCCTGTCCGGATCTGACCATTGCGTGGTCGATGGTGCAGGATGGTGACCCGTGGGAAGTTCCGGCCGAGATCCGGTCGCCTGTTCCCGATGAAGACGGAGATCCGGAAAACATGGGGGCGCTTGAGAAGGCGCTTGCGAATCGCCCGCTCGACATGTCTTCCGATGAGGTGGACGCCTATCTTCGGGCCTACCCTGCACAGGGCTTGGAATACGACGATTGGATCCGCGTCGGTGCCGCGCTGCATCACCAGTTCGAAGGTGATCACGACGAAGGCTATCAGCGCTGGATCCGTTGGTCGGAACAGTCCGACAAGCACGAGCCCAAACAGATGGCGATGAAGTGGCGTTCGTTCGGCCGGTCGGTCCGAATCGTGACGTTTGCGTCGGTGATCTATCATGCCCGCGAAGCCGGTGCGCTGCCGGTCGCTGGTGGCGGTGAGGTTAGCGTGGTCGAACAGGAAGCCTTCGAGTCGCTGTGCGAACAGGCGGCCGAGGTTGAAGGCATCGGCGGCTATGACAAGTTCAAGGCCAAGGTTCAGGCGATGTCGCTCACGACTCTGCCCTTGGACAAGCGCGCCATGCTGGCCGATGAGGTGGTCAAGGCGTGGGGCAAGGAAGCCGGTCTGACCAAGTCCGATGTGAAGCGCGCACTGGCCCCTGTGAAAAAGAAGGGTGGCGACGTCGCTCGGATCTTGGTGCCGGTCTGGGCCAAGCACTGGATCTACGTTCAGAAGACGTGCGAGTTTTACAACATCGAACTGCACTACGGCATCAAGCGCGAAGCGTTCAATGCGACGTATGGCCGCGAGATCGAAGCGGTGACTTCGGAGAAGACCCCCGCCGATTATGCCCTAAACGATTGCATGATCGACACTGTGGTCGATGTGATGTTTTGGCCGGGTGCTGGAATGTTCTTCGATTACGAAGGCAAGCGGATGTTGAACACCTATCGCGACACCGGCATTGCGCCTTGTCTGGTCATGGATCCGGACGGCCAGACCGTCGTGGATCTCTTCATGGACCATGTGCGCTTCACGCTGGGCGACGAAGGGGAACAGCGGATGCTGATCGACTTCATGGCATGGATTGTTCAGAAGCCGGGTCAGAAGATCAACTGGGCACTTTTGCTGCAAGGCGCGCAAGGCGTCGGCAAATCGTATTTCGGTACGGTGATGACGCTGATCTTGGGCGAGATGGCGCGGTCAGTCGAGCCGGGCGCTTTATCCGGCCGCTTTACCGGCTGGGCTCACGGGTCCGTTCTCAACGTCATTGAAGAGATCCGAATCGCTGGCGAAAGCCGCTATGAGGTCATGGACCGCCTAAAGCCGTTTATCTCCAACTCGACGATCCAGATCGAAGAGAAGGGTCGCGATCACCGGACGGTCCCGAACTTCTGCAATTACATGGCGTTTACCAACCACAAGGATTCGATCCCCCTGCATCAAGGGGACCGGCGCTATGCACCGTTGTTCTCACGGGTTCAGTCGGAAGCACAGTTGTTTGCCGAACTGGGCGGCGAGGATGGGGCGGCTGCCTATTTCACAAAGCTGTTCAATGAGACCGAACGCCGCGCCGACGCATTGGCGTTTTTCCTTCGGAATTGGAAAGTGTCCGCCGACTTCAACGCAAAGGGTCGCGCACCCCACACTAAGGCACGGGACGTGATGATCGATCTGAACGTCTCCCCTGAACGCACAATGGTTGAAGACGCATTGCTGAAGCACAAATGTTCGGTGGTCGCGGAAGGCGTTCTGGACGTCACATGGCTTACGGATCTTTGCCGGATGGAAGG